CAGGTGGCGGCCATAGCCGCAACCTGTATCAGTTCCGCGACCAGCTTGTCCTTGTCGACGGGGCGGTCGTAGATCTCGGCGTCGTTCAGCTCACGCGCGACCTCGGCTGCCTCTTCCATCATAATCCGGAAGCGGCGGTCGTTGGAGCCGTACAGCATCGAGAACTGCTTGTGCTTTGCATGGGCGCCGGTAGCCTCGGCCTGAATAGCAGCCAGGGTTATGTGGGAGAGCAGCAAGCCCATACGGGGCATATCCGCTGCCCTCTGCTCCTCCTGGGATCGGTAGGGCTCGGCAGGGTACCGGCCAAGCTGGCCGTAGGACGGACACGATGACCCGCAAGCAGCCTGGGTCACGTGGTCATGCGCCGGGGTGGACCTGATTGCTTCTGCTCTGGCGTCGGGCTCGTCATGCATAGTCCCTCATCTCCGGGGACAGGCGGGCTGCCCCTTCTTGTAGTGGCTCGAGCGGGTTGATGTCGGACCAGGTGTCCGGAGGGTCGCCAGCCGTGTGGTGGGCTTCGACGCGCTCCCGGATGCCGCACCAGCGATCAGTGTCGGCCATGAACTCGCACTTGCCGGTACGGAAGCATACCGGCTTGAACAGGCTCACGATGTCATGCAGCTGCCAGCGCTCGCTGGCGGGGCAGGCCTTGTAGCCCAGGATGGCCCCGACCATCCCCTCCCACACCTGCTTCCACTCGTACTGGGCCTGAGTACACAGCCGCATACCCGCGTGCTCGCAGAGGTTCCGCAGGTTGGTCTTGTAGTGGACGCGTGTGGTGATGTTCGTCGGCAGGAGGCCCCGGGCATCCTCGGCCGGGACGCCGGTACTGACCAGTCCATCGTAGGTAGAGGCGATGCGCTCGATTGCCAGGTTCCAGCTGACACGCCGGGGGTCGTCGTCGTTGAGCTTAGCGATCGAAGGCGGCATGGCCACCTCCAGCGCGGCGTTGTCCTTCACCGCGAAGCGCTGGCTTTCCTGCACGTACACTCCCGTCCGCTGCCGGACCAGCTGGTGTGTGAAGGCTCGGGTCACGCCCTCGAGCAGGAAGTGCAGGTCGATGAACTCGAGCGGAGCCTGCAGGGCAGTGCGAGTCATATCGGACAGCCAGCGCTCCGCGACGGTGCGGCTGATGTCGCTCGGGCTCCGCACGACATGGCCCGCGTATAGCTGGCTGGCCGCAGCCATCACCCGCAGCGGGTTAGAGGTCATAGAGATCAGGGTTACCTGCGGCCGTACGGCTTCCCCTTCGGCCGCTAGGGGGTCGGGCTCGGCCCGGTACATGGCCGCGTCGGCGTAGCGCTCGACGTCTGTCGTCGGGGGGCGCCTGGACTGTATGGTTACGTCTTCTGGCATGTCGGCTCCTTTAGGGCAAGAACGCCCTGGCGATGAATGTTTCCCAGTCTGGATACCAGGCAACCTCGGGTAGTGCGTGGAACACATTCTCCCTCGGTCCGACGATAGCGATCGGCATCCGTAGGGCTAGGGCGTACCCGAATTCTATATGCCGCCCGCCTAGGCCGAATCCGGGGGATGTGAAGTGGACCAGGAAGTCGGCGGCCAAGATATCCTGAAGGTCCTTCAGGGCATACTTAGCCGCAGCATCGACATGTGCGGCGATAACTCCTTCGCCCATTGACTCCGGCAGTTCGCCTTCATGCTGGTCGATCCAGCGCGAGGTAACGCGGTGGCCCATGTTCTTCAGGACGTCGCGATAGCCACGCATCTCGGCGTTGCGCTCGTACCAGGCTGCCAGGTAGATGTTCATACGATGCCGTCCAGTTCCCGGCTCCGGAGCATTCCCTCGACAGCCGTGTAGGTGTCCCAGTAGGCGGTGTCGATCCAGACTTCGTTCTGCCAGCGACCGAACCGACCGGTCCGCAGAACGTGCGGGTAGCAGTCACAGTCCGTTGAGATGGGCTTCTCGATGATACGCCCATTGCTCGGGACGCGGCTGCCCGGAGCCCACTCGGTCACCTCATTGCCGAAGATCTTCGAGCTCCGCGTCCATTCGGCGTCGTGGCCGGCATTGAAGATGATCGTGTTGTCCGGCTGGTTCCCGCCCGCGTACTCAGCGTAGGGTGTGATGGCTACCTGGACGCGGGTGAAGCGGTGCCTCGAGTCCCGGCACAGGGGGCGCGCGTTAGCCGTACTCACCACGAGATCGGCCGTCTCGTGAATGGTCGCCATCTCCGTCGGGGTGACAATGTGGTCGGTGATAGCTCCCTCGTATTCCCTCCAGAGCAGGTCATACGTCTCGGCGTGCCGCCAGGCGTGATACTGGGGCTTGAGTATGTCGCCGTTGATGCCGATGTTGATGTCACCGTACAGCTTGTAGCGGTAGTCGAGGATGGAGCCTCCGATGACGATCTGGTGAATCGTGCCGTCGGGATGGTCGGTGTTGATGCCTGGGATGGGGCGCTGAATCAGCAGCGGGCCCAGCTGGGGCGTCTTGCGCTTAGGGGCTAGGACCCGAACATCCTTAGCCCCAGCCCCGAGAGCGGCGTGAGCGGCGGCCAGCCCGGCTGGCCCCGCCCCGATGACGATAACCTTCATTGTTCTCCTTTGTCCCGGGAAATGGCCAGCCCGGGGTGGCGAGTTCCACGGCACCACCCCGGGCTGGGGTCTAGTAACGATGGTGGCGATAGTCGTCCCAGGCATTCACCCAGTCTTCGCCTACTACGGACTGACTAAAACGGGGGCTCGTCGTCGGACTCGGCCGCTGCACCCCTCCGGCCGCCCCGGGCGGGCTTGGGGGTTGCCGCCTTGGCGGGCGCAGCCTTCGCCGTACGGGCGCCGCGCGTAGCGGCCTTAGCCGGGGTAGCGGCCTTAGCCGGTGCGGCAGCGGGGCGACGGCTCCGCGTGGCGCGCGGGGCCTCCTCCTCCGGCTCCTCGTCCTCGTCGACCTCGTCCTCGTCGACTTCTTCCGGCTCTTCCGGCTCCTCGTCGTCGAGCAGCCAGGTAACGATGTCGGTCTGCCACTCGTTGTTGTACTTGTGGCGACCGGTGACGACGCGGGAGACGGCTGCGTCGCTGTCCGGCTCGAACCGGCCGACCTTCTGGATGGGGGCGCCGAACTGGTCGTCGTCGGAGTCGACGATCAGCTTCTTCTTGATGTCCTGGAGCGTGATACCGAACCGGTCGATGAACGGCTTCCACTTGAACTTGGCCGTGGGGATGAGCGCGATGTTCTCCCAGATGGGCAGTCCGTCGTAGTCGGCCTCGTCGCCCTCGTTGCCCTCGGCGACCCAGAGGACCTTGAACATGCGGTCGCCAGCCTGCGTCTCCGTCCACCACATCTTGCTGACGGTGCCCCAGAGCACCGTGCCCTTCGGGGGCAGCGGGCCGTCGTACGGCGTGAACGAGGTGCCTTCCTCGTATTCAGCCTCCTCCATCGCCTCGATATCGAGCTCGTCGTCAGTTACAGGGAGCCTTGGCATAGGTAATGCCTTCCTTCTCGGTGGTTGCTAGCTATTGTACCGCTTAATCGCCTGGTTCGGTAACCGTAGCGGTAGCAATAACGGAAAGCACACTCAGTAGCTGGTCAACGCGCCCCTGCTCGTGTACTAGGTCCTGGCGTAGCTGAATGAGGTGATAGCGCATATAGCGACTATCGCCGACAGGCTGTACGAAATCGAGAACCGACTCCCAGCCCGCCCGGAATATCTGCCTGGCAACTTCTTCGCTGGCCGGAGTACCATCCTTCTCCTCCGGGCTGAATTCCGTAAAGAATTTGAAGAAGGAATCCTCAAAGACCTGCTCTTCGTCAGCAGCCATTACTCTGACTCCTTGATCATCTGGATGAACTCAGCCATGGCGCCGTATTCCTCGTGGTGCACATCCTGGGACCGGCCGAAGACGTTGTACCAGTCCTTGGCGAAGTACGGCGGGTAAGGCTGAAACAGCGCCCGCCGGATGGCGTTGCCGTCCTCGTCTTTCTGCGGAGAAACGGCGTAGTAGGTGACGATGTCCATGGCTGCGCAGATGCCCATGGCTATGGCGTAGTCCTTGCCGGTGATCGCCGGGAGGACCAGGTCATCCCCGTTCTCGTCGGTTTTGTACATGGACTGCGCCAGGAAGATGGCGTTGTACGGAGCATCGATGATACCGTCCACCCAGCGGGTGAATGCATTCTGCCACTTCTGGTGGTCCTGGATGGCCGGGATGTCGAGATCGCGGGCCGAGTTCTCCTCGTGCCGTACCCCGAGCAACCAGCGTATGTAGAGCGTCTGCGCCCGAGGAAGGCTGTCAACAATCAGCCAGTCCTCGGGGCCTAGCTTATCGCCGGCCAGCTTGGTAGCCGCGACGATGTGGGGCCAGTCAGGCGCTCGCATCAGCCCCGCCTTGCTTCCGGTGCGCTTAGCTGAGATGGAGCCACGCTCGCAAGCCAGGAAGGTTGCGTTCGGGGCGCCACCCGCAAGGGAGGTCTTGCCGTGACCGGACGGCCCGTGTATGAGCCAGTTGACAGTCGGGTTGAAGCCAGAGAGATCCTCGATCTCCATGTTCACACTCTCGACGTCAGCCTCAACTGCCTCCGGGGCTTCCCGGCTCTGCTTCGCGCTCGGACGGCTGCGCTTCGCCCCACGCCGCACTACTCCTGATGCTGCCACTTTGATCCCTTCCTTGCCCGGTTAAACGCTAGCCGCTGCTAGCGGACTTACGCATGTCGTGGTAGGGGTCCTGTACGCGGAATTGTGAATTGGCAAACTCCTGCCAGGCCCTGCCGCCATGCTCGTGAAGCTTGCACATCTCGAAGAACTGGCACCAGCCACATTCCCGGGTTGTGTTCTTGGTAACCGGGATGGTACCGGCACGCATGCCGTTCATGATTGTAACCTGATCGGCCAGGCGCTCCATCTGAGTCTTCAGTTCGCCCGGGGAGCGCTCGACGAGATGGCGCACGTACTTGTCGGGCGGCTGGCGCTTGCTAACGGAGCCGTCCTGGTTCAGGTATGCACCCTCCGCATTGCGGGGGCGGTCGTCCGGCATTGACTTGCGGAGGAAGTTATACATAATGCCGGAGATCTTCTGGCCGGGCTTGAGCCAGCCGCGCTGCTGGCAGACGGCCGTAGCCACGGCCCAGTATGCGCCTGCCTGGTCGTCGAGCTCGAGGTAGGCTAGGTTGATCTGGGTGGCCGTCTTGTGCTCCATGAGGTAGATTCCGCCATCGTCCATGTCCTGGTAGACGCCGTCCCAGGTAGAAGCGAACACGGCCACCGGCTTGCCCTTACGAGTAACGTTCACGCGGAAGGGATGCTCGATGGCCAGGACGTTCCAGTTCAGATCTTTACCGTAGCGGTCGACGTACCCAACGAGCATGGCTATGCCTAGCTCCTTGGCCTCCTCAAACTTAGGCTCGTCGTACCACTCCTTGTCGCCGCTGGCGTAGGCCGCGCGGATGTAGCGCTCCTCCCCCTCAGCCCACAGCTCAAAGGCGTCGGCCGGGTGAACGCCGCGTCTCTTGCCTTTGCCGTACCACTGGGCCAGGGCCAGGTGTATGCCTATCCCGAACCAAAGCGCATCCTGTACCTCGCCACGGGGCTGAAGACCCATACGGTAGGCCCACCACCAGGCTTGCGGGCATCGCTTGAAACTGGTACGCTCGCTCGTGCGAACGACGGGAAGATCAGCCATGACGCTCCTCGGGCTTCGATACCTCGAAGTATAGCCGCATAGCCTGCTGGGAGTTTTCCGCTCGCATCATCTCGGCTATGAGTAGGCTACCATCCGGAGTGCGCTTTCCGGGCGGGATAGCGTACCAGGCTTGCTTGCCTACGGGCTGGAACGAGTAGGTATAACGGGCCCAGGGCCACCTCTTCTTGCGGAAGCAGAATGTCCCCACCCCGGCAATAGAACGCATGCGTGCAACATGCGTTAGATTGTACAGGATGTAGAACATGGCTGCTATGCACCAATGAGGTGACCGAGATCGCTAGGCATAACGTCCCCGGGCGCGCGGCCATCGCTGAAGAGGTGAATGCCCGCGTCCTTGCAGGCCTGGTCGACAAGCTGGCTGCAGATGAGATGGGTAGTCGAGGCCATCTTGGCCTTCAGCCCCGGCCAGGGTATGTGCTGGCGGTACATTGCGATGTACCAGTAGTCTGGCCAGTTGTACGGGGTACCGATGTAATGCCGGGCAGCTGTGGCGCTCAGCGGGGACCAGAATTCACCCCACCCGGTCGACCAGGCGTGCGGCCGGTCATCATAGTGCCAGGGAACTTCCCGTGCCCCCTGAGACATGGCCTCGACGATCACGACCGTTCCGTCGGCGGTGACCTCGCTGCATATGACTGCGTGGTCCCATTGGGTTCTCTTGAATCCGTCAGCCAGGAACTCAGCCCGGGTGATCGGGAATGTTGCATCAGATCCGGTGTTGATCACAGCCCAGTTACCCGGCTGAATCGTTGGCATTCCATCTCCTCCTCGTTACAAATGGATAAGACCCTGCGATCGGCCAGGAAGAGCAGGAGCCCACCCGCCCTCCAGGAGGAGGCCGATCACAGGGTCTTTCCGGACGCCGCACCAGGAGCCCCAGGTGCTACGTACCGGGTCTAGAAGGGAGCCGCACCAGCGGATGCGGGCTTGCCGCGACCGCGCCGGGCCGGGGCCTTGGGGGCTGCAGCAGCCTTGGCGCCTCGGGTGCGC